CACCGCTTCATGTAGATATCCTCGAGGACCTCGTCCTCCTGCTGGGCGTAGGCCAGAGCGATGGCGTAGTGGGTCAGCAGGATGTGCAGCCGCGGATCGGCGTCCACCTCGGAGCCGGCTCCCTGGCTGATCCAGTCGGTGGGCAGCCGGTAGCCGCGCAGCTTGAGCGAGCGGTCGGTCGAGGGGCTGGGCCACAGCATCAGCTGGTTGCCCCAGATCGAGTAGTACACCGGGCTCACGGTGTTGTTGAGCGAGGAGATGTTGTCCTCGGCCTGCTCGTTGGAGACCTGCACCAGCCGCAGCCCCGAGGTCGCGTCGGTCACCGAGGTCAGCCCGGCGGGGTCGACGCTGGCCGGCAGGGTGGCCGACGGATCAGCGGCCAGCTTCACTGCCTCCCAGCGGGACTCGAAGAAGGGCCAGCGGTTCTCCATCGAGATGGTCCGGGTGTAGGCCTCGGTGAGGTAGGTGTCGAGCATCGGGTTGGGCAGCTCCTCCTCGTCCATGTCGAGCTGCATCCGGATGTAGTCACGCAGGTTCTGCAGGTTCACTCTCCACCTTCTGACTCGGCCGCTCGTGATACGGCGTGTGGAACCAGCAGCGATCGGTGCCCTTGATCACGCCGACCTGGCAGTGGTCGTTGCGCCCGAGGCACTTGCCGACGCGATTCTTGCTCCGCCCGTCGGGGACGTACGGCGCCGTCGAGAACATCGCCGGCGAGCCGATGGCGTTGACCGGCATCATGTCGGAGCGGCCACCGACCAGGGCGTTGGCCGTCACGTGCTCGCTGTCAGCGTGGTGGGTGATCCCGTAGGGGCTGGTGTCGCTCATCGTTCGTGCTCCCAGTGGCGGGTGGTGTTGGGACCACCCGCCACCGAGATGATGTCACGGAGCGGCCGAGATACCGGTCAGCTTGAAGTGCCGGCGGCGCTGACGCGTGGTCAGGTTGCCGTACGCCGTGATGAACGAGTAGCGGGCGTCGACAGCCGAGGCCAGACCGCTGGTGGCGTGGGCGCTGGCGATCGACTCGCTGAGGCCCTTCGAGAACGGGGTCTGGGCGAAGTACCGCTGGCTGTGGAACACGAGCCCGATGTACTTGGAGTTGATGCCGTAGGCCACGCCGGCCGGGCAATCGAAGTCCCAGTAGATCGGCGTCTGCTTGAACAGCAGGTTCATGAAGCCGAGGTTGGCGGTCTTGGTGTCGGTGTAGCGCATCTGCGGGGTGAGCGTGGACTCGTAGAACTCGTACACGCCCTGGCCGGTGAAGATGGCGTCGACCCGGTCCGAGCCCGAGTCCGAGCTCGAGTGGTAGGCCGCGCTGAGCGCCCTCTCGAGGCCGGTCCCGTCGACTGCGCCGACCGCCGTCTCGACCGACTTCCACCAGCCGTTGCCGGGGCTGGCCGGGTCGATGCCACCGATGGCTCCGGTCGAGTCGATCACCGCGTCGAGCGACAGGAAGTCCTTGGTCGGATCAGCAGCGCCCCCGAGGGTGCCGTAGAGCTGCTTGCTCAGGCGGTTCTTGAGGGTCTCCTCGGCCTGCATGATCTTGGCCTCGAGCAGCGACAGGATCTGCTCCTTGCCATTGTTCTGGGCCTCCTCGAGACCGGAGATGGCGATCGTCGCGTAGAGCTGGCGCCACGGGTACTGCGCCGCGGAGATGCCCTCCTGCGGCGTGACCGTGAGCTGCTGCCACTCGGAGTACGAGCCCGCCTCGCCCTCGGCGTAGATCAGGGGCTCGATGATGGAGACGCCGCCGTTGATCTTGCGGACACGCCCCTTGCTCATCATGTAGTTGAGGAGTGGCCGGCCCTGGAAGATGTTGTCCGTCAGGGTCTTGTGGTAGTTGTGCATCGTGGTCGTGAGAGCTGCGTCCCAATCGACCGGGAGGTGAGCTGGGTTACCAGCCATGATGTGCCGTCCTTAGGTGGAGGGCCTCAGATGGCTGTCCCCTGTTCACGCAGAGCAGCATCGAAGGCCTGAGCGATGGTCATCGGTCCAGAGGACTCAGGCGCCGGCGATGTCCCGGCCCGAGTGGCCGAGGGTCCGTTGCCGACCAGCGCCGCCGCGTTCGCCCCGGCCTGGCGGCGCTGTTGCTGCGCCGCTTCCTGTTGGGCTGCGTGAGCGGCCCGGGCCTGTTGGGCCCGGTCGTAGGCGATGTTCTTCCAGACCATGTCGAACGCCGCGGGGCCCATCCCCGCCTGGAGCGCAGTCGACACGACCTCTCGGGTATCGCTGTCGGTGAGCTGGTACCTCTGTTGCAGGTTGCCGATCGCCGTCCTGAGCTGGTCATCTGCCTGACGCTGCTGCCACTGCTGAGACAACTGAGCATTCTGGCGCTCGATCTGCGCCAGCCTCCGCTCCATCGGATCTGCATACGGCCCGATGTCGTCGTCCTCGTAGGGCGACGCACTCGGCTGCTGCCCCGCCATTGCCGTGGCCTCGGCGACCGAGACCCCGTACTGGCGGGCCAGGAGGCGGATGGTCTCCTCGGGCTGGGCCTGCAGCGCTCGCTGGACGGCGAGCGCGTAGTCCACCCCCTGACGCTGCTGCGCCAGCTCCTGGGTCTTGCGGGTGTAGTCGGCGGTCCGGCTGTACCCGCTCAGGGCCTCCCGAAGTGGGACCTCGAGCTCCTCGCCATCCACCTTGACGCGGACATAGCTGTCCCCGCTGGAATCGATGTCGAGATAGCTGCGCTGCGGCTCCTCGGGTGGCTGTTGATCGGTATCTTCCCCATCGCCTCCGGGTGTCCCCATCTCGGGGCCGGGCGGCTCGGGCTCATCCCATAAGGGATTCGTCTCCGACACTTGAGTCCTTTCGGTTGCTCGGCGTCGGCGCTATTGAACCTCCTAACCGCCCATCTGCGCAAGCAGCTCAGGAGGAATCGACGGCGCGCCCATCGGCATCTGCTCGATCGGGGGCCCCTGACCGGCCAGATCGGCGGGCATCGCCTCAGGGTTGGGCTGGCCCTCGGGCGGCATCGGCGGGGCATTCGGGTCAACCTGTTGCTGCTGCATCATCTGCTCCTGGGGCCCGTTGAGCAGCGTCGACACGTCCTTGATCCCGAAGCCGTACTGCAGCACGTAGCGGGCCAGCCCGTTGGGGTTGACCACCCCGATCTCGACGAACGGAGCCATCGCGTCGACCAGCTGCAGCGCCGATTGCCGGCGGAAGGCCTCGTTGCGGGGCTCGGTCGAGCCGCCCTCCACCTCGAAGTCGTAGCTGCCCTTCAAGTAGTCGGCGTCGTAGTTGACCCAGGCCCGGCCGGCCACGGTGGTGATGCGGGCCACGTGGTCGCCGTCGAGGAACTGCTGCATCAGCGAGACGATCATCTCGCCGACCTCGGCCAGGAAGCTCTCGACCTTGGCCAGCTTGTCCCGGGCCCGGGCGTTGGCCGCGTCCTGGATCATCGCCGCCTCGGTGGCGGTGCGGCGGATGGCCGACTCGGGCTGACCGCGGGCGTAGTCGCTGACGCCCGACACCGTGTTGATGTCCTCCTCGATCAGCTGGCTCTGGTTGTAGAAGTCGGGCGGCGTGCCGATGGAGGGCAGCGGGGCGATGAAGTTGGCCGGGTTGTTGTCGCCGAGGATCGGGATCATCGTGTTGTCCACATCGGACTCGAGGGCCCGCACCCCGTCCTCGTCGAACATGTCCTTGCTGTAGATCCACTTGCGAGCAAAGCGCTTGCGGTGGTTCAACATCTGGTTGCGGGTCTCGTTGAGCTCGAGCTGCAGGCTCTCGATCGACTCGAGCTCACCCATCGGGTAGAAGTGGTCGGGCACCTCGTAGTTGCGCAGCATCTTGAACGGCTGCCCCGCCCCGTAAGGGATCGGTGCCGGCTTGATCAGGTAGGCGTCGCGGGTGTTCTGGCTCTCCGACGAGATGTCGCCGTCGAGGGCGAACGTCGACACCTCGTTGCGCTTGACGTCGTAGAACTCGATGATCTCGCAGTAGCTCAGCGCCCCCTCATCCGCGGCGTCGGCGTTCGAGCGGCCGTCGTCGTCGCCCGAGTTCGAGCTCACGAAGCGACTCGTCGAGCTCACGCCCTTGCGGGCCTTGGGGTCGTAGCGGCTGTCGACGCGCACGTCCTGGATCGGGCGCCAGGTGCGCTGGGCGATCCAGCGCATCTCCTTGGGGTGGCGGGCATCGGGGTCGACGAACATGTCGAAGATCGAGACGCGCTCGACGTAGGGGCGGTCGTCGTCGGACACCGTCATCTCGGTTTCGGCGTTGCCCGGCATGGGCAGGCGATCGTCGATGCCCTCGTTGTCGCCCGAGTCGGTGATCCCCGCGCCGTTGGGCCCGTCGCCCACCTCGTCGGCGTCCTTGGCCTCGGGCGGCTTGCGGAAGATGTAGCCGCACTTGACCCAGCCGTGACCGCAGTCGATCCAGTCGTCGACAGCCAGGCGGATCTCGTCCTGGTACTTGTGGCAGCGCCAGAGGTAGTTCAACACCTCCTCGACGATCACCGCCTGGGGGGCGTTCTCGGGCTTGCGCGAGTTGACCACGAAGCGAGGGTTGTTGATCGCCACCGAGGGGGCGATGACGTTCTTGGTGGCGAAGGCCAGGTTGACCACCAGCCGGTCCTGCTTGGAGGCCCCCGAGTACTGCTTGCCCCGATACAGCTCAATCATCCGGTGCCACAGATCGTCGTAGTTCTGGGACCGCCAGCGCTTCGATCGATCGATCTCGTCGCGGGCGAACTGCAGCTTCTCGCTCTGCTTCACAGATCACCACCCGTACGTGCTGGCCGGCTCGACATCAACGCCGAGCACGCGGTCCCCAAGGATCTCGTTGCGGCGCTCTGAGTTGGTGCGCTCGTGAAAGCTGTCGCGTCCGTAGCCACCACCGCCAACGAAGGCGAAACCAACCGAGCGCACGCGGCAGTTGAAGCACTCGCTCCGCCCAGTCTCGGCATCCTTGCCGCAGCGACACCGGAGCCTCATGTGAACGTGAAGGTGCGCGGCGTGGTCGAGATCTGAGCACCGTTGCGCACGAGCACCGGATAGGCCCCGGCCACGGTGACGGTCGATGGCTTGACCACCGTCGAGACCTGGGTCGCCGAGATGAACGTGGTCGGCTCGTCGCCGCCGTTGAACACGATCCGGGTCACGCCGGCGACGTAGCCGGTGCCGGTACACGTCATCGTCAAATCCGCTCCGCCCTTCACCGCGGTGTTGGGCGAGATCGACGCCAGCGTCGGGGTCACCGCCGACTTCGACGTGCCCCGCCAGATCACCTTCTGCTTGGAGAAGCGCGGCTTCCACGTCCCCCGGCGGACCTTGCGCTGCTTGTGCATCTTGGCGAGTGGCATCATCTACTCCTGACGTAGTGCTGCCCGATCGGGGGCCGCTCCTTGGGCGGGGTCAGCTGACCCAACCTGCCGAACATCATGCGCTCCATCCACCCGAACGTGCCAGGGGGCGGCTCGCGTACCGGTTGATACTCGCGCAGCCAGACGAACTTGAGCATCTGCACGGCGATCGACATCGCCATCACCCGGTCGTCGTGGGGCGAGCCGTGCATCTTGCCGTCGCCCTCGCGGATGTAGGAGCGCAGCTCGGAGATGGCCTCGGCGTCGAAGCAGTGCAGCTCGCCGTCGCGCAGGGCCTTGTTGAGCTCATCGATGGCGAGGGGCTTGGAGATGGTCGTGGTGCGCCAACCGACCACGTCGCTCGGCTGCACGTTGCGCACCTTGGCCACTGATCGTTGGTGGTAGAGGGGCGTGTAGCCGAGGCGGGCCAAGGCCTTGTTGGTCGACAAGCCGTGGTTGTTGGACTCCACCCCGATGAGCGCCTGGTTGTACCACCGCCCGAGGTTGAACAGGATCTCCGAGCCGAACAGGTCGGCGTCGATGCGAGCGTGGTAGCCGGCGACGATGCGCCGGCTCTTGGCGTCGATCACGTAGGCGACGGAGAAGTCGCCGTAGTCGAGGCCCTCGGCCACGTCGGCCCCGATCACGTAGCGACCGCCGTCCTCGGGCAGCTCCCAGATCCGCAGCGCCCCGTTGGCGACCTCCTCGAACGTGATCCCGTCGGGCAGCAGCAGCATCCGCCCCCGCATCGGGTCGGCCGAGGTCATCGCCCGCAGCGCCTCGACCGAGAACACCGGGTGGCCCGAGCGCAGGAACGCCTCGTCGGGGTCCGATGGGTACTCCTGGGCCAACTGCCAATCGGGCAGGTCGCGACGCTTGGACTCGTACCAGTCCTCGTTGCGGTCACCCGACCACCACGGGAAGAAGATGCCGGTGAAGCGATTGGTGCCGTTCTGGCTGCCGACCCACAGTTTGTGGAACAGGTTGCCCTCACCGTGAGCGGTACCGAGCATGATGACCCGCCCACCGACATCGGCGATGGGCTCGATAGCGGCCCAGGCCTCGTCGCTGTTGGGGAGGAGCCCGAGCTCGTCGACCACGACGGTGTACACGGATTCACCTCGTGCTGGGTCCGAGGCACTGGGGAGGCTCTCGAGGTAACTCTCATTGCTCATCGCCATCCGGGTCTGGTTGATCTGCACGACCGGACCGCGGTACTTCATCCAGTCGGGGAGGAAGCGGCTGCCGTACTTCGCCTTGTCGAGGAGCTTCACCGCATCGCGTTCGGTTTTGGAGAGCATGACGATCGCCCGGTCGGGATAGAAGAAGGTCAGCCAGAAGGTGAAGGTGGAGATCAGGGTGGAGAACCCGATTTGACGGGCCTTGAGGGCAACGGTGTAGCGCTTCATGATCCACAGGGCGACGGCCTCGACCTGTGAGTCGAACAGCTCGAAGTGGATGCGCCCACGCTCGGGGTGTCTGATCCACCAGTAGGTGGCGCAGAAATAGCGGAAGGCCTCAACCTTGTCGTCGTCACTCGAGGTCTTCCAATTGGGAGCGACCTTGCGCCACTCGCGCTCTTGGACCAGCTCCTCGAGGTTGTAGCCGTCGCTCACGGGATCGCCGAATCGGCGATGTAGGTGGCATCGAGCGAAAAAAAGTGGCCCGGACCCCAGGTCGCCACCGAACCCAGCGCGAAGCCGCCGATATCGACCACCCCGTTGGTCACCGCCACCGCCGAGTTGTAGCGGTGCGGACGGACCAGGGCACCAGTCGCCCCCGGACCGATGGTGAACCACGTAGCCGGACCGCGAAACGAGGCGACCTGGAAGAAGCCGCTGCCGGTGAAGCGCTGCGTCGACCAGGGCGTACGGGGCAGGGCCACCGAGACGTCAGCGAGCGTCGGGCTCGTCCCCATCGTCACGTCGACGGTAAGGACCACCACGATCTTGGTCGTACCGAGAAGCGGGATCTCGACCCAGTGCGCCGCCACCGTGCCGCCGGTCCCCGGGTTCATGTTGGTCCAGCTCGGCGTCCAGGCCCGGTTCACCGGAGCCAGCGCATCGACGTACTGCTTGGGCGCGGCGTGCAGGGCAACGGCCGGGTTGGCCGGGAGGGCCACCGGCACCGTGGTCACGACGTGGTCGTGGTGCACGGTCAGCTTCTCGAGGTTGTTGACGAGGCACTTGATCGGGGCATTCGTCCGCTCAGTGGCCAGCTCGACCCCCGAGGCCGCGAGGTCGAAGCCGGTCAACCGGGCGTTGTTGGCGGCGTTGGCCCCGTCGCGGAAGTAGAGGCTGGCGTTCGCCGCCGGCCCCGACAGCAGGCGCAGCGGCACGTTGTTGGGCGGAGCGTCGGTGATCGTCAGACGCCCGGTCATCGCGTCGCCGGTCTCGTCGACATAGCGGTCGTCGTAGGTCGGATAGCCCTCGGTCCAGTCGACGGCAGGGGCAGTGGCAGCTTCGAGGGCGGCGATGCGGCGCTCGAGATCGAAGAAGGCCCGCCGCTCGGCCGGCGTGGTGCGGGGCTGGTAGCCGCTACTCGGGGCTGCCACGCTCGGCCTGCAGCTCGGCCGCGCCCCGGGCCACCAGTCGCTCGAGCTCCTCGTCGCTGAGCATCCCGACCGCCTTGGACGACACCGTCACATCCAGCCTGGGCGGCGTCATCGCCCCCACCGCCTCGAGCCACAGCTTGGCTGCCGACACGTGGCGGGGGTTGCGCTGGTCCGACGCCGTGGCGAACAGGGCATCGAGCACGACCGCCTTGCGATCCTCGACGCCGCCGATCACGCCGTCGGCCTCGGTCTCCCAGACCTCGCGGAAGTCGCGGTCCTGACGCCAGTTGTAGAGCGTCTTGGGGAAGACATCCATCAGCTTGGCCAGCTCGATCTCTGACTTCGGATCGCGCTCGCCGGGCGGCGTGGTCAGCCACTGGATGTAGGCCATCTTGCGCACGTCCTGACGCACCGGCAGGTACTTGGTGGTCACGGGCGCCATTGTCGCACGCGGGGTCAAGTTTGCCTTGACAGCTCACACGTTCGGGTATAAGCTAGCGTGTATGAAGCAACTGGAACGGATCGACGACGCCGTGGTCTACGTGCCGCTGCGAATGTCGAACACCCTCAAGCGCCGGATCGTCGATCGAGCCGCCGAGCTCGACCAGTCGGTCAACCGCACCGCCGTCGAGCTGATCGAAGCCGGGTTCGAGCGGTGAGGGTGGTCGGCATCGATCCCGGCAAGACCGGAGCGATGGTGCTGATGCAGGGCGGCTCGCTGACCGTCATCGACCTCGAGGTCGCCACCAACGAGGTCAACGGCAAGCACGTCTACGACTACCTCGGCGGCAGCCACGCCTTCCAGGCCATCGACGCCGTGTTCATGGAGCTGAGCCACGCCAATCCGAAGAACGGCTCGAAGGGCAACTACTCAACCGGCTTCGCCAACGGAGCGATCACCACCGCCGTGCGCCTGGCCGGCATCCCGCTGCACCGCATCCCGGCCTCCACCTGGAAGCGCAAGATGGGCCTGTGGGGCAAGGACAAGAACGCTTCGCGCGACCTGGCCACCGAACTGTTCCCGCTCAACGAAGCCGACTTCAAGCTGGTCAAGCACCACAACCGGGCCGAGGCGGCGCTGATCGCCCGCTACGGACTGCTGTTCCTCATCCACGAGGCCAACGCCGAGGAGGCGTCATGAGACACGACTCCACCATCGTCGCCGTCGACGACGCCCGGGCCTGGATCGTCATCTGCAACTGCGGCTGGGAGAGCGGCCGCTACGGCGACCACCACCAGGCCGTCGCTGCCGAGCGAGCCCACATCGAGGGCACGGCATGAAGCGCTCCCTGCTCGACCAGATCCTCGACCGCGTCGAAGCCGGCACCCCGCCAATCGTGATGGCCGGGCCCGAGCCCTGCCAGTTCGACGACCTGATCCCCGAGGAAGCATGGCAGGCGGGATGCCGCTGCCTGCGCTGCCGGATCGGCCACACCAACCACCACAAGATCCGCTTCCCCGGACGACGCCGTTACACCCAACCATCAAGATGGAGCAGATGACCATGAGCGATACCGAGTACCGCATCGAGACCGACGCCATCACCCCGACCGCCGAAGACCTGATCGTCGACGAGTGGCTGCAGCTCGACAGCCGGCTCGCCCAGCTACGCAGCCGCAAGGTCGACATCGCTGACGAGATCCGCGAGCTCGTCGCCCTGCGCCGGGAGAAGGCCAAGCTGGTGCGCATCATCCGCCCCGCGCTGCTGGCCAAGCCGGACGCCAACGGCGATGAGTGACGGCGTCTCGCTCTCGGACTTCGAGAACGACCCGCCGGCGCGCGACTTCCGCCGGGCCAACGGAGCGCCGATGGTGCGCCGCCTTGACGACCCGTCCAAGTGGGATCGCTACTCCCGGCCCTCGGGCTTCGGCACCGACTTGGACGACGAGTCGGCGCTGGTGTGGTGGAAGATCGACCGGGCGATGGAAGGGGTGGCCTGCGACCCCTCCATCGCCGCCACGGTCGCCGCCAACATCGGCATCCTCGAGGGGGCCAGAGAGCGCCGGGAGCGGGCCATCCAGCGGGGCCGGGGCGAGGAAGCGGCCGACATCGGCACGGCGCTGCACGCCATGACGCATCGAGTCGAGGCCAACGACGGCTTCGTGGTGCCACCGCAGTACGCCCCCGACATCGCCGCCTACCTGACCGAGAAAGACCGGGCCGGGCTCGAGAGCGACTTCATCGAAGTGCAGCTGTGCTCGGACCAGTGGCGAGCCGCCGGCACGGCCGACCGGATCTACCGGGCGACGCGCGAGCTGCTGCTGCCGTCTGGCGACCGGGTGCAGCCCGGTCAGCTGATCATCGGCGACTTGAAGACCGGGGCGAAGCTGAGCTACTCGGTGCCGGGCTACTGCATCCAGATGGCCATCTACTGCGACAGCTGCCTCTACGACGTGACGACCAACGAGCGCTCCCCGCTACCCGACGGACTGCGCACCGACTGGGGCCTCATCGTCCACATGCCCGTGGGCCAAGCCACTTGCGAGTTGCTGTGGTGCGATTTGGAGTTGGGCCGGCTGGGAGCGAGCATCGTGCAGGCGGTGCGGGCCTGGCGCAAGCGCGACGACTTCCTGGTCGAGTTCCAGCCCCCCGAGGCCGACGACGTGGCCCCGATCATGGACACTCCGATGCACGCCCTCGAGCTGTCGACGTTTCACGTGGATGAACAGTGCGAGCCGGCCCCGCCGGGCTGGGACGAGGCGATGGCCACCTTCGCCCAGGACCGCATCAACGTCATCGGCACCCTGCCCGAGCCGCGGGCGATGCTGCTGCGCAAGTGGCCCGCCGGCTGCCCCACGCTGCGCCAAGGGGGCCTCGACACGGCGCAGCTGACCACGATCTTGAGCCTCCTCGACTCCATCGAGGCGGCGTTCAGTCTGCCCTTCCCGGCCGGTGACCCCCGGCCGGACTGGGACAGAGGGCTCCACAAGTCGGAGCTCAACCGCAGCAATGAACCACGAGCAACGGAGAGTGAACCATGAGCATCGATCAGAACGCCAACGACTTCTTGATGACCGAGGGAGGCAAGTCCTTCCCCTTCGAGAACCTCGACGATGTCGTCATCGGCACCGTCGTGTCGGCCACCGTGGCCCAGCAGACCGACGTGGAGACGGGCGAGAAGCTGACCTGGAACGACGGCACGCCGCGGAGGCAGTTGGTGATCCAGCTGCAGACCGAGCTGCGCAACGACGACAACGACGACGGCATCCGGGTGATCTACGCCAAGGGCGGCAAGCACGACATCGAGCGAGGCGAGGGCCAGGCCATGAAGGACGCCATCGCCCAAGCGGTGCGGGCCGGCGGGGGCAAGGGCCTCAACCCGGGCGACGAGCTGGCCGTCGCCTTCACCGGCCTCGGCGTGCGCAAGAATCGAGCATTCAACGCGCCGAAGCTCTACACCGCACAGTGGAAGGCAGCGCCGGTCGGCGCTGTCTCGGGCCGTGACCTGTTCGGGGACATGGCCCAGGCCGAATGAGCGGCTGGGGGGTCGGCGGCAGGCCCAAGGTGCACTTCGAGCGCCGGCTCGAGGACTACCCGCCGCCGACTCCTCAGCCCACCCGCTGCCGGCTGTGGCAGGGAGCGGTCGACCGCGACGGCTACGGGATCATCAACGTGACCGTCTGCGACATGGTCAAATCCCACGGCCGCAAGCGAGCCCATCGCTGGGTCTGGGAAGCGGTCTACGGACCGCTCATCCCCGAGCTGGTGGTGCGGCACAAGTGCGACAACCGACCGTGCTTCCGGCTCAGCCACCTCGAGATCGGCACGGTGGCCGACAACAACCGCGACACCGTAGAGCGCAACCACGCCGGGGCCCCGTGGAAGGTGTCGCCGTCCCAGGTCGAGCGCATCCGGGCCGAGCGCGAGGCCGGGATGAGCTACGGCGAGATCTGGCGGGGGTGGCCCGAGCTGCACGAGATCATCTCGTGGTCCAGCCTCAAGGCCATCGGATTGAAGCTGCAGCGCGGCGAGGTGCCCCCGCCGCCGGCGCCCGCCGGCTGGGTGCCCCGGGACCCGCTGGCCAAGTTGCGCAAGATCGAAGAAGCAGAGCGACAAGCAGCCAAAGAGCTGGCCCGATACAGCGAGTGGAGGAACCGTGACCCTGTTCGATCTGACCCCCTGGGGTGGCTTAGAGACGGCGCGCGACAAGCGCCGGACGACGAGACGAGAGCGCCCTGAACCCCTCGTCGAGCCGCTGGGCGAGGGCTACCACTACGTCACCAGCCGCGACGGCGTGCTGCCGTATGCGCACCTGATCATCCAGGCCACGCCCAACGCGGCGGTGCTGACGGTGTGCGGCAAGATGGGCCGCAAGATCTCCGACGCGGGGGTCAGCCAGATGGTCCGCTGCCCCGAGTGCGACGTGGGCGCCCAGCTGCTCTGAGAACTGACGAGGCCCCGGGGTGGACACCCGGGGCCTCGTTGCGTCCTACGATCGAATGCGCTAACCACAACCGAAGGACCAGTGACATGCAGGATCATAGTGCAGCAGACGGGATGCGAGCAGCCTGGGATGCCGGCCTGCACGCCTTCCCGCTGGGAGCGAACAAGCGCCCGGCGGTGCGGGAATGGGCTCCGTACATCGAGACCCAGCCCGAGCTCGACCAGCAGTTGAGCTGGCTGGCCGCTGATCCTTCGGGTTACGCGGTGCCGATGGGCGGGCCGCAGCGACTGCTGGCGATCGACCTCGAGGAAGCGTTCGTCACCAGTCGAATGCTGGAATTCGCCGACCGACTGCGCGACGACGAGCTGTTCGCCGAGGTCACCAACTGGGTGAACGGGCTCTCGGTGATGACCCCGTCAGGGGGCTGCCACATCGTGATCCACCTGATGGGCGACGACCCGGTGCCGGGCAACGAGAAGCTGGCGATGGGGACCGATGGCCACGTGATCGCCGAGACCCGGGGCCAGGGCGGCTACATCGTGGGCTACGGGTCGAACGGCGACACCCACCCCTCAGGCGGGCAGTGGATACTCGGCCGAGGCGGGTATCGGGAGATCTGCTGGGTGGAGCCGGAAACCTGGCTGGCAGTCAGGGCGGTGTTGATATCGTTCGACGAAGCGCCGCTCGCCCCGGCCGACGACGGAGTGCAGCCTGCAGCCGCAGCGAAGTCACCGGCCGGGGGAGTGTCGCTGGCCGAGATCGAGCGGGGGAGCTCGTACCTCGAGGCCGCTCGGGACGCAATGCCGCCGATGTCGGTGGTGCTGGAACGCCACGGCTGGACGCTGCACCACCAAGACCACGAGTTCTCCTACTGGACCCGCCCGGGCAAGGACCCCCGGCTCGGCCACTCGGCGACGGTGAACGCCAGCGACCGGCTGTTCGTGTTCTCCTCGAACGCCCATCCGGTGCCGCCGTCGATCGGCCGGCAGACCTTCTCGGTGATCGACGTGCTGGCCTTCTACGAGGGCGTGTCGGGCGGCGACATCGTGCGAAGCTACAAGCCGGCTTCGCCGGGCCCCGGAGCACCAAGTCAGCCCCCCTCTGGCTTGGTGCTCCCGGCGGACTTCTGGACGGCGAGGCCGTACCTGGTCCAGGTGTACGACGCCGCGCTGTCGGGGTTCATCCCGATCAGCCCTGACCTGGTGTGGCAGGCGGTGAAGACGATCTACGCGGCCACCATCCCGTGGAACATCCGCCTGCCCGGCGGCGGGACGCTCGCCTACATCG